AGTGCTGGTTCTCGTAGCGACCATACTCCATGCCGAACAGGGCGTTGAGGCCCGGTTCCAGCTCTTTGGCGAGTTGTGCGCGCGAAATAGCCATTACTCAGACCTCCTTTACACGCCAGTCGTCGAAACAGTGCCACCAGCAATCGCGCCATTCGGCGAGTTGAAGTGGTTGTTCAGACGAACGATGATGCCAACGCCGGCTTCGCTGAAGTCCGAGTTCTCAGGGTCATCCATGATGCCCATGATGCGGAGGTTCAGGTTTGCCGTGGTGGCGATGGTGTCGAGGTCAAGAGTCGCGGACGACAGACCAGTGGTCGTCGAACCGGACGCGGCGGTCGCAAAGTTCGCGTTGGCGAACACAGCGGCCTGAACCTCGGCTTCGGTGTCAGCGCCGGCCACGACGTTGGACGTCGCGATCAGGAACAGCTGAGCGGGGTCGTCGTAGACGAACGCTTTGACGGGGAAGTTCGAGTCAGCACCCGATCCCGGCCAGTAGTTCGAAAAGACTTTTTCACCGGTGACGGACGAGACATATTCGCAGCCCCAGAAAACACCAACGAGACCCACAGTGCCGCCTGCCGCCGCGCCCACGATGTCGATGACACCGTCGGAAGTCGGAATGACAGGAGAGCCCTGATAGATCGCATTCGTGTTGTCCGAAGCAATGCGATACTCGCTGGCACCGGTGCTGTTGGTGTTCTGACCCATCTTGGCGATAGGACGAAGACCAAAGGCACCATTGATGTTGGCCATGGTATAGCTCCTTCAGTTAGTCGGAGTCGCTGTTGCGACCTCCGAACGAGACACGACTACGCCGATCACGAGTGATCGGCATCGAAGGATGTTCATCCTTCATCAGGTCCTGATCGACAGCTTGCATCTGTTCGCGGGTCCGGTTCCCGTAATACGCGGATCTTTCGTGCACTGCTTCTTCAGGCATACGGCACAGCATCAGCCCTCCGTTCCCGATCACACCTTCGTACCGACCTTCGTCGATCGAGGCATACATCTGGTCCGGACACTCATCCGCACGGACGGGTTCCCATCCTTCACGAAGCTTGGCGCTGACATTCATTTTGTCCTCCTCGCCTCGCATAGCGGTTCGCACCCAACGATGCTTGAACCCCGCAGGGGGGTCCGGTGCATCAAGGTAGCTGGGCGGCGCCCAAGGTTTGCGGCGCTCTTCTTTGCCGCGGGTGGTGGCGGTGCGTGCAGTTCTGTCAGCCATGGTCTTACTCCTTCACGTATTTCGCGTATTCCTCGAGAGGAACATTGAGCTTCTTCGCAATGGCGACCTGCGACGGAGACAGCTTCACCGATTTGCGCCCCTGTTTCGTGCTGCGGGATGCGGAAGAACCGGCAGGTGCGACCCGACTCTTCTTGCCCGTGTTTTGACTGGAGAACTTGTGCGGGAACTCCGCACGCATCCTCTGGTCGATGGCATTGTAATACTCATCGCTCTGCGGGTCAAATCCTTCCTCTTCAACCAGCTTGCGGTGAATGCCGAAGGCCGCATAGGTCATGACTTCATCCTGACCAAACCACGTGTTCTGCTCCGCCCAGCTTTGCGCCTTGGGATCAGGCTGCGGTTGCTGCGGGGCAACCTGTTGGGCTTGCGTTTGCGGGTATGCAACCTGCTGGCCTTGCGGCATCGCGTCTTCAGGGGCTGCGGTTTGCGGCTTTTCTTCCGCGCGCTTTTTGGCCAGCTCGTAGCGATCCTTTTCCGTCGTCGCCCGGGCCAGCGTTTCCTGCGCCTGAATCATTGCGTCGGTGTCGCCAGACTCGTATGCGTCTTTGTAGGCCTTGCGGGCAGCGCCGATCTGGGCTTCGATCCGCGCGCCATACTCCGACAGGTAGCCGGTGTCGAGCTTCTCCATGCGACCCTTGAGCTTCTTGTTTTCCTCAAGGACCTGCTGGGCAAAGGTCGTAGCTTCTTGGGCCTGACGCTCGGATTCGCGCAGACGACCGGTCAGCTTGCTGATACGCTGCTGAACCTTGGTCCCGTAATCCTCGATGTCATCTTCACCGCTCTCAACGCGTTGAGCGGCCTCGGCAACCTGCTTGTCCGACATATTCTCGTCGGACGACTCGTCCTCAGCGGAGTCGTCGTCAGTCTGGTCCTCAAGGAAGACCTCCTGACCGAGATCTTCGTCTTGGTTTTCGTCAGCCATGTCGGCCTCCTTACACTGATTTGATGTCTTGGGGGTCGGAGATCGTGGCGATCACTTCGTCATCATTGATGATGCGAACCTCTCCACCTTCGATCTTGAACCGCGAGCCTGCATACCGGCCGATGCAAACCCAATCGCCTTCCTTGCACCATGGTTCGCTGTCGGGCCCAAACTTGTTCGGGTCGTCGTAGGCCAGCGGGCCAATGCGCAAGACATACGCGACAACCGTCGCGACCGCCTCTCGGTCCCGAACCTCGTCGGGAATGTAGAGACCGCCCTGAGTCTTCTCCGCCCCTTGAAACGGCATAACCAAAAGCCGCCAACCCGAAGGCTGCGGCAAGCGGTCGACCAAATCTTTTTTGAGGAGCCCGGGATCAAGGACCCGGTCCGAAGAAGGGATGTAGGCGCTCTCGACTGAGGGTTCGTCTTTCTTGGTAGTCACGCTCTCCGCGATCTTACCCAGATTCGTCAAATCCGTCGTCATCGTAGCTACTGTTCTCCAGCAGGGTGCGAATTGCATCTTGTGCGAAGGAAAGCCCCTGTATTTCCCCCACGATGGTTTTGTAGGCCTCCCAATCTTTCGGGGTGCCCACCACAAGCGCAGAGGTCAGTTCTTCCTCACGCTCATGCAGTTTGTTGTACACATGTTTTGCAAAATCTACAACGTCCATTACAGGTTATCCCTGTATGTTTGCTGGCTGCTGGACGTCATCGGACCACCTTCGACCCAGTCGTCGCAGGTGTAGTCGGACTCGCAGACGAAGCGATACATCTGGCAGTAACCAAGGCGACCCGATTCATCGCCGATACATTCAAGCATGTCCTCGGTTTGATCATAAACCTTGCAGTTGCCGCAGACCTCGGACACGCGGAAGGCGCCGCCCTCAGCGGGGTCGCGGTAGTTGGCGGTCTCAACCGCCTCTTCCTTGTTATCTTCGTTGACCTCCGAGTCGCGGGTCGCCAGCGGACAGCTGTCGTCGTCGTACTCGTCCACGGGGGTCAGGTCGGGCAGGATGCTGATCTGAATTGTGGGCATCGGGTTGCTCCTCAGTAAGTGCCGCTGAACTTCTTGCCGCGCACCATGCCGCCGCTGCGGTAGTTCTGCACGTGCATCTGATCGTCCGCCTCTGCAGATGGGCTAACGTCCTCTGGACGCAGGCGGGGACGCATGCTCTTCTTCGGCGCACGTTTGGTGGGCTTGTCCCGCATATGCATCTGATCATCGGCTTCCGCCATGGGTGTCAGGTCCGTGTCAACGGGACGGGAACGGGGTCGTTTGGCCATGGTTTAATCTCCTTACCTGCCAGATATTCTTTCCCGAGCCAGTTGGGCTTGGGTTTGGATGCGCTCGCGGTTTACCTCGTTGCGCTCGTCGGCGATCTCTTCCTGCAGCTCGATCCGCGCAGCCTCGGCCGCGGCCTTCTGCTCCAGCTTTTGCTGGTCGATATCCAGCTTTTGCTGGTCGATTTGAGCGTCCGTCATGTTTTCTTGCTGCTTGGTCTGCAGTTCCAGCTGGCGGATCTGCACCAGCTGGTCGGCCATCGGATCAGGCTCCGGCGGACGCATGGACGGCAGGTAGCGCTCCAGCAGCTGCTGCTGGATCAGGGCGACGTAGTTGGCAAACTCGTTCGGGTCTTGGGCAGCGGCCTGTGTCTGGCTCAGCTGCTGAGATGCGACATCGGGGTCGACCGCGCCGACGCCCGCCAGCGTTTGAACCTGCTGCATCGACTCTTGGATCTGCTGCTGAGCCATTCGCTGCGCCTCGAAGCTGATATGCTGCTGGACATGCGCGTAGAAGATTGCAAGCGCCTGCGGGTTTTCCTGTACCAGCGGCATCTGCAGCATGGCAACGTGCGCCCGGATGTGGGCGTCGTGGTTTTGCTGCGGGAAAGCCTGCGCTGGCTGGCCCATCAGCAGTGCGCTGTTTTCCATTGCCGGGTCCACCGGCTGCGGTTGCGGCGGAGGAGGCAACACCTCGTCGATGTTCTGCACCTCGAGGGCTTGATACATGCGTTTGTAGGCAGCGTGCAGGTTGTGCATCTGCGGATTGGTTTGCGCCAGTTTGAGCTGCTCTTGTGCCAGCGCCACCCGCTGCGCCATCGAAAAGATGTTCGGGTCGCTGACCGGAATGATGTCGATCCGACCGTCAAAGTCCGACGCCTTGATGCCGGGCTGGCCGCCCTCAACCATATAGGGATAGGCAGGCATAGTTTCCTCAGCCACGATGCGGGCAAGGATCCGGAACTCCTGCTTCTGCGCATAGTGCAAGCGCTTGTGAATGGCGGACATGACCTTCATGCCGCGCTCCAACATGGCCACCGTGGTGCCAACAGGCATCTCTTGGCTCATGTTGCTGACCTGCTGATCGGCGATCGACACAAACCGGCGACCGGCGTCGATCAAAGCGCCAAGCAGGTTGGCCAGCGTGGCCGACGGCTCTTTGTAAGGCAGCGGCATGATCGAATCACGCAGCACCCCACCGGGAGCATCCATGTCGCGCCACTCGCCCGGCTGGATGGGCTCGTCGCTGTTGCGGACCCGAACGCCGCGGGCTTTGAAGCCGCCCGGGAGGTTCGACAGGGTGCCGGCGTCAATCAACTGCCGCAGGATGCTGGTCGCAGCTTTGCCGATACCACCAATCATGTGCAGCAGGCCAAAACCGTAGAAGCCGAGACCCGGCAGGAACTTGTAGTGGGTGAAGTATGGAACCGGCTTTTTGAGCGGATCGTCCTCTCGGAAATTCCGGCGAATAGACAGGATCGTGTTGCTGTCTTGATCGACGGTGACGATGTACGGCAGCTTGATGCCGCTTGGTTCGCCGTCCGCACCCATGTCCTCAAAGCCCTCGAGATCCAGTTCGGCATGAACCTCCAGCAGTGTGCGAGTCTCGTCGGTGTATCCGCTGGAGGAAATTCCTTCCAACTCGTTCGTTTTGTCGGTGACCTCGTCGGTGTCGACCCCGGAGCTCGGACCGAGGTCCACGTCAACATAGACGCCCAGCGCCTGATATTTGCGGATCTCGTTGTCCGTCATTTTCAGGACGTGGGTGATGCGCGGCGCAGTCCGAAGGTCCGTGGCGCTGTAGGGAACGACAATGTCCTGAGCTTGCACGAAGTTGGAAACAGGGCGCTGCAGCAGCGGATCAAAATAGGTCTTCTTGAACGTCGAACCCGACAGCGGCAGGTAGAAGAGCATCTGATCCATTTCCGGATCGTACTCCTCCATCTGCTCGGTGATCAGGTAGTTCATGTGGTGCTTGACCCGCTCAGCTTGGTCCTCGGTTTCCGGGGTCTGTGCGCCAATGATGCGGGTCTTGACGGGGCCGCCCGACGGCAGCAGTTCCTTGTAAGCCTGAGCTTGGAACTGGGTGACCGACTCAGAGATCAGCGGGTGTGTGACAGCCGATGCGCCTTCAAACGGGTTGTCCCGCTCTTCGTGCTTGACGCCCAGCAGGTCCAAGCCCTTCACGTAAGCTTCTTCCCACTCGCTCCGCGACTCTAGGTCTTCTTCGTAGTTGCCGACCAGCTCGTTGGCGAGAGCGCCCAACGTGTCATCTTCCAAAAACTCAGCGAGGTTGGCGTCGTGGGGGATAAGCTCCGCACCCATGCCCGAGGCTTCCGCATCTTGGATCAATGCCTGCAGGATGGCGCTGCCGTCTTCACCCTCGATTACCTCTGCCCCGCCGGAGAAATCGACCGGAGTGTCTACCGGGACCTCTTCCAGAGCGAGGTTCGGATCAACCTCGTCCATGCCGGCCGCTTGATCGACCATGGGTCCCATTGAGCGCGGAGGCAAAGCCATCAGTAGTACTCCCGTTTCCGAGGAATGAAGTCTTCCTCGTCGTCATCATCGTCTTGTATAGCAATCAAGCCGCCTTGTCTAAACCTCATCAGGGCAAGCGTCATGCTATCCACAAAGTCATCGTGTTCCCCGTTCGGGAACGAGGCCACCTCTTCGATGACCTCATCGGCAAACTTCTTTTCCGTTGGCGCCCATACTACACCAGATTCAAACAAAGGTGAAACCAAATGCATACGGGTTGTTTTGTCGACACCGCCGCCACCGGCCCGACGACCGGGTGAAAAGCCGATTGCCGGGATTCCGCGCTTGCGCATTTCGTCAATCAGCGGTCCGCCTGTGGCTTTCTTTTCGACGATCACCATGTCTGGTTCCCAATACTGGTGTTCCTCGAACGCCACTTCCTTGAGCTCCGGAAAGCTCCACCTGCCGCGTTGCGCATCCATCAGGATGATTGCCTCACGACCCGATTCCTCGTCGTCGAAGATGCCCCACGTGGTGATGGCCGAGTAGTCCGCTGTCTCCTTTTTTGAGAAGGCGGTGTCGTAAGCCTGCAGGATATACTTGACCGGGGGAATCTTGTCCTTCTCCCAGTTCTTCCACCACTCGCGCTTGACGATCGCGGACTCCGCGTTCGTGGGCTGCTGTTGCCACTGCGCGGACCACTTGCCGACGGGCAGTGACGCTTT